GTGTGTAGTAATCATCCGATGACCCGGTATCGATTAAATCGTGGTCAAAGTCCATATCTAGTTGATCGCTCATCTAGCACCCATTTCTACAATCATTGACGGAAATGGCGCACCTGATTTACTTTCACCAAATTTAACTCGACCCTTGATAAATGTAATCGGAAATTGTTTACAGTAATCATGAAACCACCGGGTATCTGTTCGAACTGGTAATAACATAACTGTTGTTATATTTGACTCAAAGGCCTTTTTAGCCCAATCACCAATAGCCCGCCCATATGGCGGATTTAGCCACACCGCGCCGGCCTGCCATGTAGCTGCCAAACCATCACGACGTTTAGGGTCTGGATGGTCTAACCCGTACCATTCTGCGCATTTGTAATTAGTAGATGATGCAGCAGGATCTAAATCAAAGTGATATTTATTATCCCACTCATCGAATAGGAATTGCGGAGTAGCCCATTGATCCGTTATTGATTTCGGCATATAACTAGGCATCGATATCCTCCATAAGTACGATTCCCATAACCCCACATTTTACGCATTGCAAGGTTTTAACGTGCGGCGGCAGGTTGTCGGTTACGACTCGTTCAATATGCTCCGTTATGCGAGCGCATAGACGGCATTTAGTCTTAAACCCCATAGCTGGACCTCTTTAGATATTGAATCTCAAATAGGTTAGATCGTGGCACCCAGTAATTATCCTGATACGGATGTTTATATTTTGGCTGCATTGCCATATGGACAGGCATCCAGCCCAGCAATATGTACACCGGACTAAATCCGGTTACAAGGATGGCCACGTCATTTGGTCGAGGGTTTGGCCTGTTTTGCATGATCAGGTGGCCGTTAGCGTGTTTGGTCCACTTGACTTCTATGTTTTGGCCTACATCGGCTTCATCATGAAAGGTATTTACTTTAGGCACAAAGCCAAAATCGCCAAAGTAATTAGCGACCGCCGTCTCAGCTCCACAAGCCTCCGCCTTTTGCCATATGAACTCATGGTAATTGGCAAAGCGCTGGCCAAACTGATTAGCATCGGTTGGATCGGCATTTATGGCAATAGCTCGATCGAGGCCTTTTTGATGTGCAGTAATCTCCTGGCTTCGATCAAGTACGACCTTGGCTACGCGCGACATTGTGCACATAACCACGTTAATACCTCATTGCCAATATCCCGGATAGTCAAGCCCCCAAGTGTTCCAACCCACTCATCGCAGTAGTCGCATTTATCGACCGTCGTCGAGCTAGTGGATCCATCATCGTGGATAGTTGTAGATATGCCATTTTTAATAAAGGTTATTTCGCCCATATGAGTACTCCCATACCAATAAGAGCCGCGACCTCAAAAATAACAAGGATCATAATTAGTCTTTGCTTTGTCATACCTGAGGCTTCCATTTTCCATCTGAGGCCAGTACATACCAGCGAGGGGTACATTGATTAGCTCGTACGCGTTCGGTGCATTTGTAACAGGCCCACGGTTTTCCGGTTGCCTTGGCCGTTCCCTCGGCCCAGACCATATGGCCATGCGAACATTGCGGCGCTTCAGCTACTAATTCACCACCAAGTTGAGTGCCGATTTCCAATATTGATGAGGCCATTGTGGCCATATCCTCAATCGAGGCCTTTGTGCTCCATGGATCGCCATCAGCCGGCAGATTCTCTACCTTTTGCATATCCTGCACCGTAGGCCGAGCGTGTTCGCTGGGTGTTAATAGTCCGATTACGCGGCCATAAGCCGACGTGACCGTATCCTCGATCAGCCATTTTTTCATGTTATTAGTCAGGGTTGCTACATTGCCAAAGGCATAATCCACAGCGCTTGGGACTAGATCCTCAAACTCGCGATACGCCTCGGCCTTAACCAGCACCGTGCCCTTGATAATGTCAATATCCTCAATACAAGCGATTAAACGCCCTGAGGGGAATTCGGATCTGAATCGCTTAATCCTTGCATTTACATCCTCGTAATTATCCAAGAATCCCATCAGATGAGCTCCTGTTCTTTCAGAGCCTTTGCGATAGCGCGCCCGCGTACGTAACCCTCGCCATGTCCCTCACGGTATCCAATAGCGTAACCTGCCACCATAAATAAAAAGCCTAAGCCGCATGCACCCAAGCCGATCAAGATATCTAAACTGTTCATTTATTAGCCCTTTGTTAAGGCTGATCAAGCTACTAACCGAGTAGCCCTCTCAGCGTTTGTAGTATCAGTATGAGGGCAATTTGTCAGATTTCAAAGCGTATAGCCTTTTGGCGTGTCGCTACTTGGCTAGGCGATCCTCTAGCAGGATCTCGTAAATTCGATCCACACGTTGTTCAATTCTTTCCACGCGCCCGGCAAGGTTGTGGCCGCCGTTATTATCCGGCTTTAATTCATTCAGGTACGCCTTGACCAAATGACGGACAAGCCCAGCCCCCAGCCCCAAAATGGTAAAGCTCCCCAAAGCTAGACCGACTGCGAGCTGGGCCCTTTCCATTACTTAGCGTTAATTCCGATAGCACTCTCTGACGGAGTTAATGCCTTTAGTAAAGGTCCGATTAGCCCGGCGATAAACGCGTTAGCCAATACTTTTGGATCATTAATACCGGATAAGTACAGGGCTCCCACGCAGCTAATAGCCGCCCGGAGATATGACTTACCCGCCTCGATTGCCTGCTTTTTCATTGTGCGCTCCTGTAATGCCCTTTAGTTGATCTGACTCAACACGTAAAGAGTAGCCGTACCCGCCGTCGTTATAGCGTATAGAGCCTCGTTATCGCCTACCATCATCGTTAGTTTGTCGCCGTTATCCATCTTGTAACCGTTAGCCGTGGTCAGGTTTGCCCCGCCGATGTATAACGTACCGCTGGCACTGTGCAGATAAACGCTTTGATCTCCGATTAATGCTGGGACGACTACCGCAGCTGTCGTACCTACTGAAAATACCGCCGATTTAGGCATTGTCTAATCCTAACTTAGTTATTAATTCATTGGCTTTAATTAAGGATATTTCAACCTCAAAATGCATCTCATCGGCTCGCGACTTAAAATCACCACCCCATTTGAGGCCGTACTTTTTAGCGAGCGCACGTATCATAGGCACCTTTTCAGCCGGGAACGTGCCTACCTTGCCGAGAGCGTGTCGCGTTGCATTTAGATCTATGGCTGTCCCGGATGAATGACATGAGAGGCGATCGGTGCTACCCCTAACCATTCTAAAAGCGTATCCCCAGTCGTCATATGTACCCTCATCGATGGGTTCAATTAGCTCGTGAAACTCCGCAGCAAAGGCCGCCAAGAGAGGCCCAACACTCTCGGCGCACCTTAGCTTACGATCCGTACCCTTTACAGGATAGGACTTTATCTTTATTTCCGCCGGATCTTTAGAGGCCGGGTATCCGTTGTAACTCGTTAGCATTTAACTTAGCAGTAGCTTTGCTTCATCGGCGGTAATGCCTAACTTGTCTAAGAGTGCAGCTTTGTTAGCCTCAGCGCTTTCAATGTTGGCAGTTATTTTAGCCTCCTCAGCTAAAAATGCAGCTACCTCTTTATCGCGTATGGCCTGCTCATCATCGGTTAATTCACGGATGATAGTCTCGCCTGTTGCGTGGTCGTATATTTGTATTGAGTCGTTTGCCATTATGCTTTAGCCAATCCATAGACGGTTACGGTGCCTGTCATATTGTTTGCTGAGGTTGTTAAGATAAATCCGATAGCGGTCATAGGGGCGGTACTGAGTGCGCCATAACCTGCGTAGCCGATACCGTTACCATTATCGTTTGTGTTAATTACCGCACCACATCCTTTTGAGCCTGCAATTTGGCATTGAATAACTGCGCCTGCATCTGAGCCGCCATTAATTTTTAATATGTCCCATTGTGCTGCTGCGTTTGAGTTTATGCTAGAGGTGGCACCATTGTATGAAATTAAGCCTATTGCTCCATAGTAACCGCTCGTATGTGTGCTCGGCCCACTTTTGCGCCAACGAAAATACACAGACGGAGTAGATGTGTCAGAAAAGAAACCTTGAAACACAATCATATAATTCTCATAAGTTGTGCTAAATACATTATCAAACGTAACTGATGACTGGGCTGATATTGCGGTACGGCTAATAAAAGTCATACCGCTAGCTGCTGCTGCGGGTGTAGCCCACTTAACTTTATACGGGCTTACTGTTGTATCTGCCGTTAATAATTGGCCAGTAGTACCAATAGGTAAATTATCGTAAGTACCTGATCCTGTGCCTACTACAATATCGCCGCTTGCCGTAATTGTGGTGGCCATGTCATTAGTAATAGTTACGGTTCCGGATGTGCCGCCGCCGGAGATGCCTACACCTGCGGTAACTCCCTCAATATCACCAGTAGCACCCGAGGCCGCCCACGCAGATCCCGTGTAATACCATAACGAATTGTTATCTTTTGTGTATGCAAATTGTCCCTCTTGAGGTGATGTAATTGCTGAGTTACGAGCTGCCTCGCTTGCAAAAACTAGGACTCCTTGCATGAGGTAGCCGTTTACGTCACCGGCCGTTAATACCTCACCGGTTGTAAAGGTCTTAAACCCTAGACCAGCTGCCATCTTATGCTCCTTAGTACGCTAACACGGAGGTATCGAGCACTCCGTATAGTGATGAGTTTAGTATAAAGCCGTCGATAATCGGCTCTAGTGTTGTAAAAGTCGTTTTCCAAGAGTTAGGCGTAACCCGAT